AGTGCTTACTTTCATCGAGTGTCCCTTGTGAGTCACAAACCTCACACTGCATAATTGATTCTTCTGCTTCAAATTTAATTTTGACATATCCATTCCCTTTGCAATTATTACATATAATCATATCTCTTGTTTAAAATAACTTTCAATCTTTCCCATTTCTTGCGCAAGGCTAATTCCCTCATGGTCCGTGGTTCGCGCAACGCTTTCCTTGATAAGTCTTTCAAGCTTCGTATTAACTTCTTCTTGCAATTCTTCTTTCTCATTCTTCCCCCTAAGATTATAACAACGTATACAATGTAAAGGTGAACCATGATTCCAGGTACCTTTAGGAATAACCATATTTTCTTCCAAATATTTTCGCTTACATTTAACACATGGAAAAAATTGTCCCTTTCTATCTTTTAATCGCATACTTTCTCCTCCTATTCTGATAACGCTATCAAAATTTTGCGTAACCAAGATTCATCTTTCGTTATCTCGTAATACAACCAAACACAATAATCGTAATCATGCATCCCGTCAACACATCCTCTAACATAGGTGTGGAAAGGCGAGTAATGAACCGTGATCCATGTAACAAGAACCACGGTTACACATATCATAAAAACGATACGTATCATAAGTTAATGGCGACGTGCTGCCCACTCCATACCTTCTTTTTCTTTTGCCAGTCGTTCAGCTGCAAGTCTATTTTCCCATTCTTCTTTTTGAGTTTCATACCAAATTTTCATCGATAATCGGCCCATAAAAAAACCAGCAACAAACACGCCAACGATAGCCGTTAAGTGCCATAAATGAAACATATTATCTCCTTCCTAAGTATCTTAAATAATCATGTAAAACGCTATAAGCTTCTTTATCTTTTAAAAAAACTTTCTGCATAAATCTTTCTATTACCTCTTTAGGTGCATGATTTAACATTAATTTCATAGATTTTATTCTCAAAGGACTATAAAATTTACTGATCCAAAAAAATAAAAGAAGTAAGCGTAATTTAAAATTTTTCATTTTTCCTTTCTAAGAAAAAAATTTAGGGTCATACATCTCTAATAAAGTATCAAGAGCCTTACTACCTTGTTGAATAATATGGTCCCACTCTTCTTTACTATAAGATGTATCGTATTTTGGATTAAAAAATTTTACTGATACCCGTTTACATTTACGACATTCGTAAATTTTTTTGATGGGGCTTTCAGGTAATTTCAACTAATCCGCCGATCCGTTCCCTTCTTTCTTTCTTTCTTTAAATTTTACATGTTCCTTATCAACAAGTTTCCTTATGAAATTGTTAATAGTCATGTAGTCTTCTTTTGCTATGACGCGTATCTTATCATACGTGTCCTTGTGTATAGCAACACTTTTATATTTTTCTATATTCATGGGTATTATATATGGGATAATATACTAGAAGTCAACTACCTTTCCACATAAACATGGAAGATTCTAAGCACCAGGTCTGCACAAATACAGGATTTATCCCCTCTTGTATCGCGGTATCATTAATTTTATTCTCTACAACAACACGCCTTTGTTCACAGCGCTCTTCATCAAAAAATAATTCAGCTTGATGTTTTACTGTAGGCATGCCTGGAAGATGTATGATTGACAGTAATAACCATATTTTAATCATTGACCTCTTTTATTTCACCCCAACTATTTCCTACCTCTACATCTACCTTACATTTGACCTTGAGTTCAACACAATTTTCCATTATCTTTTTAATGACCGAATATTGTTCGGGATTTTCAACAGAGAGATTCAATTCATCATGAACCTGGATATGAGGAAGAAAACCTTCCTCGTGCAAATCTATCATCGCTTGCTTTGTTTGATCGGCGGCACTTCCTTGTATTAATTTGTTAAGTGCTTTGTAAGTAAAGGCACGACGAATGTTCTTACCATGTTCTCTTTCTGCTTCATCGCGTGGTAAGGGTTTGTTGATACCAAATAAGTTTGGCTCCCATAAATCAAAACGACATTTGCGACCAAGTAAGGTTCGTATATAGCCAACCTCTTGCGCGCGGCTTGATACTTTATCGGCTAACTCTTTTACAAAAGGAACACGTTTATGATATTGTTTCCAAAGGTCTGCTGTATCTTCTTCATCTAAACCTAATTCAGAACCAAGTTTACCTTTGCCCATACCATACATCATGCCTAGATTAATTGTTTTTGCGGTCTTACGATCGATTCCTGCCATATCGGCTACAACTTGGTGGAAGTCTGCATCTTCGTTCTCATACGCTTCTATGACGGTATGAGAGCCAGGTAAACCTCCATTGGTTAATCGTGCAAAGTGAACCGTGATCCGTGGTTCTTGTTGCGAGTAATCAAATGTACCCCACTTGCAACCTTCTTCAGGAATAAATAATCGTCTGATACGCGGACCAATAACATTATTACGCGCAGGTATTTGCTGTAAATTAGGATTACTATACGAGAACCTACCTGTTACCGTTCCTCCTTGATCCGAACGCATTTGGTGGATCTCTGCGTGAATCCTGCCTCGGTGCGTATGCTTGAGAATTGTATCGATGAACGTGGTTCGTGCTTTATTAATTTCGCGCGCTTCAACAATGTTCTTAGCCAATTGACTAGGATGCGAGTTAAGAAAATTTTTATCAAACTTAGGCTGACCCGATTTAGGTGTGCGATCATATTTAATATTTTCTGCATCGAAAGCTTTTGCCACTGATGTCGGAGTCCATATGTCCACAGCAACACCTGTATCTTTGCGGATAGTATCCAGTATTTTCTTTTCGCGTTTAGCGAAATCATTTTTCGTACGCTCTGCTTCATCAAGATCTATCCTAACGCCTTTCTTTTTCATTTCAAATAGAATGGGAAAAAGCTTTGTTTCCAAATCAAAAATAGATAATAAATCTTGCTTGAGTAATTCTGTTTTAAAGAAGTGCCACAGCTTTAACGTGAGTACGGTATCTTGCTCCGCGTAAGGACCAACATACATACAAGGTAGTTTCCACATTTCACCTTTTGCATCCACGCCCCAACTCTTCGCTGCTTCGTATAATAATGCTTCACTTTTTGTTTCACCGAGATAGTGTCTGCCAAGATCATTTAAAGCGTATCGAAATCTGTTTTCATCAACAAGCGGCGCGGCAATCATGGTATCAATGATACGACCATGTACTTTTAAACCCATAGCGTGTAGCCATCCCACATCATACATCGCATTATGAAAAACTTTATCGCATGGTAATTCTAAAATCTTTTTTAATTGTCCAATAAAAATTTTTTCATCAAAGTTACCACCACCCTCATGACGTAAAGGAAAATATCCTGTCCACCCGTCAACTGCTATAGCTACGCCTGCAACAAAACCTTTTTTCATGGGCCAACCTGGACCAATGCTAGAATTTAATCCAATATCGTTTGTCTCCAAATCAATACAAATTTCTTTTGCTTCTGATAAGTCTGGTATTGTTTCAGGTGGTATCCATTCACTTGGTGGCTGAAATAAAGGTATTTGTGTCATGATGTCTCCTTCTTACTTATTTCTCCTGCAATACCTGCGTATCCTGCTATATCAACATAACAATCATCCGTATGCATGTTCTTGAGCCGTGCAACTTTAACCAACAACATACAGATAGCTACGTCATGAGGCGATATATCTACATCAAGAAACGCTGTCCATAATCTTGCAATGTTTTGATGATTTAATGTTTTATCGCCGTAGTCTTCTTGTCGTTGACCTTCAACTAATTCAATTGCTTTTTTAATATAGTCTGATGATTTTTTCATGCGAACACCTCTCTAAATTCTCTATTACTACGCGAGCGAACCAAATATAAATTTTGTTTTGCTCTGGTTAATGCAACATAAAAAACTCTTCTCTCATCATCTTTCTGTCGCCAATACGATTCATCAGCTTTACGTGATAAATCGGATAATACCATTACGTTATCTGCTTCACCTCCTTTACTACCATGTACGGTGGAGAGCGTGATCCGTGGTTCAGGATTAAAGCTACCTTCATTACGAATAACAGTAGAGACATACGCTTTTTTATATTCAGGAACCTTGTCTAATGCTTCATGCCACGAATAATCTTTTGGCACCTGTAATCCGTTATGTTCTTTTAATTGATCGTAGATAAAAGTAGATTCAGGATCAACCCCTGTTAAATTTTTATAGCCA